TTTGCCGGCAGCATTATTGCGGCGGCGGAAGCGATCGTACTGCCCCGGATCACGCAGCCTTGCAGCATGCTCGTTTGGATAGGGACGGCCCTCCTCGGCCTCCGGTCCTTCGTTCATCAGTCGCTCTGGAATAATCCAAAACTTGCACACACCTTCAGGCGCAATATCGCCGCTGACAATCTCACAGCCGCGTGGCCCGGCATAAAACGCGCAATTGGCGCACATCATGCCATCAGCCGCAAACGGGCTTTCTGCCATGTAATGCGAACCATGCGGCCCGGCATCCTGACCAAACTGGCCAAGCTCCTCTGCAATTTCTTCAAATGCCTCATACAGCTGCACCTGTGGTGCGGTCAAATCAGGCGTCAACTCACGGTCAGAGTCCATACGGGCCACAAGTGCATCACTCCATGTTTTACCTGGGTCACCTCCCCAGGCCGCCCACGCCACCCTGCCAGGCGATGGATACCCTTCTTCGCCAACCTTGAATCCTTGGCCTTGCTTGTCCACTTCATGACGCGCAAACCATGCGCTCATCGTGCGAATCGTCTCATCACTCAATTCTTCACCGCTCAAAATCTGTCCAGCACGTCGAGCAGCAACTTCGGTGCCGCCCTTGCGCCCCTCCTCTTTCCATGCCCTATACCTGCGAGCTTCCTCGCGCATTCCATCAGTCGGCATTGCAGTCATCAGCCTTCCTCCTGCGGTAGCGGTTGATCAGCCGCCAGCATCGGCTGCTCAATAATGTCTCGATCTAGCTCAACGCCTAAACGCTCAGCAACTTTCTGTTCGCGCGCAATCTCAGCCAAATTATCGTCAAAATCACCGCCAAGTTTTGCCACAATCTGCGCCTTCGTCATATACCCGGCCTGCTCCATCTCGCGATAAGCCTTCACCTCCTTAAGCGGATCCACCCAGTCCCAACCGCGCGCCATCCAACGCGGCGTGTCATAACGCTCAGGCCGAGCCTCAAAATCATCAAATGGCAGCTCACCAGCCAACACCGCCAGCGACAACCACTCGCGGAACACACGTAGGTGGAAATGCTCAATCAAATAAGCCTGCACCACCTTCCAGTGCTCGCGATCCTCAAGCAGTGACAGCCGGCTGCTCGAATAATTAGTGTCGCTGAAGTCGCGACTCAACGTCTCATACGAACAACCAAAGCCACTCGCAAATCGACGCACTTTATTTTTAACAAACATTTCAAACTGCTGATCCGGTGAGTCGATATTCGGCACCGTCACGTTCTCGCCCGGCATCAAATACTTGAACATGCCTGGCTCAAACTCACTAATCCGACGCTCGTTCTCAACGTCGTCAGCAGTCAGCTCACCTTCTTGATTGGTAATGAAGCCCATAATCGATGCACCTGCGCGCGCCCTGATCACAGCGGCCTCCTCATACCCCTGAAGCTGATGCGCATCTGCCATCACAGGATGGAACCACGGCACGCCACGATGTTGCTGCGGCCGCTCAGGGATAAACAAATGGATGACATCTTCCGCAGGCAAGAAGACATGCTTTTCGTTTCGCTGCGGAGCGTTCTGGAACCAGTAGTCACCTGGATGGCGCGTGAGGAAGGCGTACCGCACCGGGCGGCCCCATTCATTAACCTCCACGCCCATCCGCCATTCGTTCCCCTGGGCGAGAGTTGGGCCTTGGTACTCCTCATCCAAGTAATCAGCCTCAAGCATCTGGAGCGCCAATGGCACCCGACTGCCGCCGAAAGGACGACGAACAATCCTGAATAACGCCTCTCCTGACTCAGGCAAGGCGCATCATGTGGAAGCTCTGGCGCCCCGCCACGTCGCAATGTTCAGCCCGGCACCATGACGCCCATTTCTGCTCAATCAACGCATTGGTGCGCTCATCACGACGACTGCCGCGCAGCAACGTCACCTGCGACTGCATCTTGATGCCGCTGCCGACAACATTGATCTGCGTTGTCCGCTTTGCCTGCTTTGCATACGGATTGTTCCGCACCATCTCGCGGCTGCGATCACGCAGCTTTTTCAGACTGGTGCGAATCTCGGCATCCGCACTCGCCTGCGATGCCATCCAATCGCTGGTCAAGCGACTGATAATCGCGCCCGCATAATTCCGACGCCTCACAGGCGGCAGCGCCTTCTGCACAGGCTGAAGGCCAAAACGACGCAGAATTTCAGTGCGGATGCCCATCAGCCGTTACCAAAACGGATAAACAGATTGTTCGGATCACCAAGACCCGATGCAATGATTTTCGCTTTATTCTCACGCACCACTGTCGCCTTTAACTGCGACTCCAGCGCAATCAAATCAGCCAGGTCATACCGCTTCAGCGATCGATTCCCAATCCTGTACTCTTGCGTCGCGCCACCCGTCATCAGCGATCGAATCGCTGCCTGGACAGCATCTAAATCCTTCTGTGCCTGCGTCCGACCATCAAACGCAGCTGGTGATCCCGCATACGCCAACGAAGCCTGAACCTCAATCTGGCCTCTGCTGTATTCACTAACGGCGCCGCCGCTGATCGCAGTCAACACCGCCTGGAAATACCACCCAGTGCCTGCATCCATCCCAGCGCTCGTTGCCGCCGGAATCGTGACCTTCCAGCCGTCTGAATACGCAGTGCCGGTCGCAGTCACGCCCTCGCCTGCAGTATTCAACCTGAAATAATACGTTAAATTATGCGTTGCACTCGTTACCGCATTGCCGAAAATATCCGTCGTCGCAACGTCGGTCCACACCACGTCCACGCCGGCTGTTATAGACGGGGGGATCGCCATTCGACCTCTAACCTCAGGCTTCTTCGTACTTTAGCGCTGTAACTCACCACTGTTTCACGAAACTCCGCTTTGGTGTCGCTGCCACTCGCGCACGCTTCGGCTTCTCTTCCCCGCGACGCTCGAGCTGATCCCAAATTGTCCTCCTGTCCATCTTCTGGTACAGACGATGCAATGCCGCATACGCATAGTTCATTTCATCCAACGCTTCATTGGGTGCCTGACTCTTCTTCACCCACACGCGCTCGGGATAGCCGTTCCTAAACCGCAAGATCTGCTTCTCGGCTGTCAATTCCTCGAAATAATCGGTTCCAATCGTCGGGAAGAAGTGCAAATATCCCGCTCCGGGTTCGTTGTGCTTCAACCGGCCAAACAGCAGCGACTTGACCGTGTCCACACCAACCGGGAACAGCTGTGCCCCTTTCTTTAATGCCTTGCCCTTGTAGTCCACATCAACCTTGGTTGCCTTACCCAGCGGTGGCTTGCCCTTCTGCGACATACCCTTGATCGCAATTACACCCATCGCCGCACGCTCCCTGCTGTACTGATACACCTCCTGCGTGTGGTGACCACCTGAGTCAATCGCGCAGCACAGCACCTTCATCTCCTCGCCAGCCTCATTCGTATAAGGCTTCTGCAAAATCTCGTCTAATTGCTTCCACACCTCTGGTCTTGACGGGCTGCCATACAACTTCACCCGATCGATCAACCACCCTTCTTCCTCGCGACCCCAGCCCCACACGCTGAGCGATAGCCGGTCATCCTGCACGTCACAACCAATCGTCAACGCCAACGCATCAACCGGTGGCACGTACTGCTGATACTGCTCCTCCGCTGCACGCTCAAGCAGCGAATCTGCCCCCACCTTCGACGCATATTCGTCTTCCCACGTCTCGCCCAGCACCGTATTCACAAACGTCTTCAACTGCTCTGCATCGTTCTTTGCATCCAAAAATTCCTCCACTAAATTCGGCCACGTCGCATTCGGGCTGTAGCTATACGCCGCCCAAATGTGAAACCCCACATGCTTTCCGTTCCCTGGTGCAGTAGCGCGCCACTCGCCGCGCTCCACCATCCAACGCTTTTTAGAATGCGGAATAATTACGCCACATGACTCGCAGCAATACCCCGCTGTGCTCGGGTCGCCATCAGTCCATCGAATGTTCGGCCATTTCAGGTACTGCATATGTCCGCAATCAGGACACGGGACGAAATAGCGACGCTGATCCGTCTGCAGGAACATGCGCTCCACACGGCTGAAATCCTTCACTGTCGGCGTACTGCCAGCAACAATCGAGCGATTCCAGTAGTACTCAGTCCGCCTAATACCAAGCTTGATCTGGTCGCCCTCGGCACCAGCCGACGCCGGATAGCCATCGATCTCGTCAAATAACACCACCCTCCGGCTCACACGCCTAAACCCGCGCGGGCTATTTGCGCCCACCATGCTCAGCGTTCCACCCGGAAACTGCTTCTGCAAAATCGTGTTCGCACCATCCTTTGCCTTCGACTCACTCACCAATCCCTTCAAGCAAGGCGTATCGCGCAGCATCGGCGCAATCTCTTCCTTTGAATAACCCTGCGCGTCCTCGATCGTCGGCTGCACCAGCATGATCGGACACGGATCCTGGTGAATGTGAAACGCAATCGCGTGGTTCAGGATCTTCGAGTACCCCACCCGCGCACTCTTCATCACCGTCACCTGCTCAACTTTTGGATCCGTTATTGCGTCCATAATTCCCTTTTGATACGGCAGAGTGTGCCATCTGCCGCCTTCTGCACTGCTTTCTGCGCTTAAAAACGCATAACGATCAGCCCATTCGCTCAGCGTCAGCTTTTCTGGTGGCTTAAACGCCTGATACGCCGCACGCTCCAGCAGAAGCAGGTTGTCTTCAGTCATCAGCAACGCTCTCCGACAAGTCTTCCAGGGTTTCGCGAACAATGCTTTCAAGCATTGATACCGCGTCGGTGTCAAGATCCGGGATCCTTTGCTTCGCCTTAGTCGGTATCCCCAAGATTTTTGTCTTCGCTAACGTCACAATCTCAACCCATTTCATCTCAACTTCTTCTGCTTTTACCAAAACCCCTTCTTTCTGCTTGCGATCAAGCTCCAGCAGCTCAGCCTTCAGGTGCTCGGTTCGCGCCCTGGACTCGTCATAGTCCGGGATCGATTCTTCCGTCTTCGCCATCCTCGGTCTCGCAGCCGGGAACGCCTTCTGCCCAGCAGGCGGTTTCGGTCCGCGACCGATTCGCTTCTGCGTGTTCTTTGACCAGTGCTCACGCATGGTCTCGCTATTCACAAGCTCACGACCATCAGCCGTTCGCACCACCGGCAGCCTTCCTGTTTTCACTGCGGCGTACACAGCCTCTGGCGTTACGCCCAACGCTCTAGCGGCCTCGGATCTCGTAATCAATGGCATAAAGAGATACTACACACAATGTCCAGTTAGCGTAAAGCAAAATTCCGTGATATAATGCCCGGCTTTTTCGGAAGCGGACGGGGTAGGGGACGCATTGTTTGACGAATAGAAAATACTTTGACGAATTGTGCCTAGCTTTATAGAGCGACCCGAATTACCT